GGATGTCGGAGGTGTCCTTGACCCAGAGGTCCTTCCTGAGGGAGAACATGAGGATGAGGAACCGGGAGGACAGCAGGGAGTACGACTCGATGTTCCTGCCCTCCATCTTCGACACGTCCCTGATCTTCGAGTTCGAGGTCCTCATGTCCGAGATGTACTACGCCAACCTCTTCATGAAGGAGCACGGGGTGTCGGGCCACAGGGGGAAGGCGATCGTCGCCAAGATGTTCGAGGAGGAGAAGGGCTTCATGGAGAGGATGGACAAGCCGGAGTCGAAGGGGATCATCGACGACTTGCAGGACTTCTGCGCGGGGAAGGACAAGGCCCACACCTTCGACTCCCGCTTCGTGAGGCTGGCCACGGAGTACAACTTCAACACGCACTACACGAAGGCGTCGTTCGACTCCGCGGTGTCCAGGGCCCTGATGGAGACCATCGACTCCTCCATGATGTTGACGTCGTCCCTCCGCTCCTCCCAGTTCATGAGGGACATGAAGGCCGGGGAGGTGCCCTTGGAGAAGGTCTTCTCCTACGAGACCCTGAGGGACCTGGTCTCGGAGGTGTCCAACAACACGCTCCTCTCGATCATCGGGAAGGAGACCGAGGTCGTCGCGCTCTTCTCGCTCTTCTCGAAGGCGCAGATCGGCGGGGCGAGGGAGATCCTCATAATGTTCTACAGGCTCAGGGTCATCGTCAAGTTCGTGGAGACCGTGTTCAAGCACCTCTGCGAGTCCCAGCCCAAGGACATGCTGACGAAGGACTACGCGAAGTCGTCGATCCAGTCGGACACCTTGACCGAGTTCCGGGAGGAGGCCGAGAAGGTGGACGCGGCGAAGAAGACGTCCTTCATCTTCTCCATCAACGCGGACGCGAAGAGGTGGTCCCCGTCGATCGTCATGGAGCAGTTCATCGTGATGGCGGACAGCCTCCCCTTCGAGAAGGAGGTCAAGGAGATCCTCTTCTCGACCTTCAAGGCGTTCTCCTACAAGGCCCTCTACGCGCCGGACTCCCTGATCAAGAAGTGGAAGTCGAAGCCGCTGGGCGAGATGGAGAACGACCCGCTCATGGAGGAGTACCGCAAGAAGTGCATGGAGGAGATGTGGCACCCGATCATCAGGAGCGGAATGGGCCAGGGGATGCTCCACTACACGAGCTGCTTCTACCACTGCGTGATCGACGACTACTCCGACTACTACATCAAGGCGCTCCTGATGAGCGAGATCAAGATGGTCACGATGATCTCCTCGGACGACAAGACCAAGATGTGCCGCTTCATCGTCCCGAAGGCCTGGCTGTCCGACCCGAAGGAGTTCTGGAAGCTGCGGAACATCGTGCTGATCTTCCTGTCGTTCTTCGACTTCCTCCAGAGGCTCGGGAACTGCCACATCAACTGGAAGAAGACGACCGTCAACACCTTGATCACCGAGTTCAACTCCATGTTCTCGCTGAGCAAGAGGGTGGTCCTCGCGGTCATCAAGGACGCCTACAACATCGTCGACATCCCGGACATGACCTACCCCGAGGAGGCCGTGAAGGCCGTCATCTCGTCCTTCCGGAGGGCCTTCTCCAACGGGGCGTACCTCGACACCCTGGAGGTGGTCGGCAAGGTGATGAGGGAGAACCTCATCCGGTACTACGACATGTCCTCCAGCATCCAGCCGCTCTGCAAGCTCCTGAACTGCACGGCGGGGAACCTCCCCTTCCACTACGGGTTCCTGAGCACCAGCTACCTCTTGGAGCAGATGATCTACGGCGTGGACTTCTTGATGTTCATGAACGCGGAGGACTCCATGCTCAGGATGTTCTACAGGTCGATCTACTCGGGGAAGGTGAAGAACCCCGAGATCGAGGTCAGGGACTCCGAGTCCGCGGGCAGGGTCTTCATGGAGAGCGTCAAGGTGAGGATCAGGTGCCCCATCAAGCTGGAGAAGAAGGCCAAGAAGGTGGGCGACAGGTGCAAGACCACGTTCTCGAAGGACTACATGGACCTCCGCGAGCTCCACTCGCTCGAGAAGCTCCCGCAGTCGGACCCCGTGAGGCACTACATCTTCAGCGAGTCGTTCCGCAACTCCCAGAGCATCAGGTTCGACGTGGAGCAGAGCGCGACGGTCCACACGTTGATCAGGGCGCTGAGCTTCCAGAAGAAGTTCATCGCAGAGAACTTGGAGGAGGAGGAGGTGAAGATCACGGACCTCGTCGAGTTGACCCACTCGATGCTCAACAAGAAGGGCAGGAGCTTGCTGGACCTCTTCACGCAGCTGAAGGACGTGGTCTCCGCCGCCAAGGAGGTGGAGGACGAGCTCAAGAAGATGTCCCCGACGGTCGGGGTGGCGAGGCACACCAAGATCAGGTGGTTCAGGTTCCACACCATGAGCACCTGGAACCACATCGACACGAACTTGTTGAGCCACGTGATGTTGGGGTTGACCAGGAGGGTCCCCTCCAAGCTCGTCGAGGCGTCCCAGAGGGTCAAGGAGGCCATGGGGATCGGGAGGGACGAGGTGCTGAACCCGGCCAAGCTGGTCACCTTGTTCAACACCAAGAGCCACTTGTTCACCAGGTTGATCGACTTCCTCGAGTTCAACAAGTCCGTCTTGTCCTCGACCGCGATCCGCGTCAACCACGCCCAGCCGAGCTGCGGGAACTTCAAGGGGAACTTGACCAGCCTGTACGCCTACAAGTCCTCCAGCTCCTACGTCCTCCGCGACGACTTGATGAGGAGCAGCGAGATGAGGATCAAGCCCTTCTTGTCGACCTTCTTGTGCCTCTTCTCCGCGGAGTCCGACATCAAGTCGTCCGACGAGATCTTGAACGTGACGGGGAAGGAGGCCTACGTCAACAACAGGATGTCCGGCGAGGAGATCGCCTCGGTGGTGCTCAAGAGGGTGTTGACGCAGGGCAAGTTCGAGATCGACCACAGGGACAGCTTCCCCATGACGTTCCTCAGAAGCAGGGACGGCATGTACAGGAGCTGGCTCATCGGCCGGGACATGGCGATGCTGAGGGGGGACGTGATCACGTACTACAACTACAGCTTCAGGGCGGGGGAGAACATGGCGGTGTCGGAGGCGAGGGCCGAGGCCGCCAGGGACGGGATCTCGATCAAGAGGGTCGTGGCCGCGACGATGAGGACCCCCTTGAACCTGACGTTCGACATCAAGAAGCTCAAGACCACCTGGCTGTTCCAGATCAAGTTCAGCCCCGCGAGGAGGGTCTACCTCACGAAGGTGCTGATGGCGGGCCAGTACCACTTCGACCCGATCATCTTGAGGATGAGCATGTTCGAGGAGGTGAGGGCCTCGCAGAAGGCGCTCGTGGAGGAGAAGGCGAGCATCGGCTCCTGCCTGAGGATGTACCGGTCGATGAAGATCGACCCGAACTGGCCCTCGGTCTCCTCCTTCGGCGACGACGGGATGTCGGAGGCGGGGTCGTCGGACGCCGACGTGGACGACATGGCCCTCCTGATGATGGACACGTCGCTCTTGTCCGGGGACATCTTGGCGAACTTGGAGTTCGACGTGGCCGGGGCCGCGTTGGACCTGGAGGAGGTGGAGGAGGACCCGGGGGTCTTCGAGAAGCTGCTCGAGGACTTCCAGCCCGGGGACTTCGAGAACTTGTTGAGCATGGCCGCCGACAACGACCCGGTGCCCGTCAACAGGAGGGTGTCCAGGAGGGACTACTTGAGGATGCTCACGTCCACGTTCTTGTCGGCGAACTTGACCATCGTCAACATCAAGTACTTGAAGGAGTTGTTGAAGAAGAAGGGGGGGCAGATGTTGCTGGTCTCGTTCCTGGCGAAGATCCTGAGCAACCAGGCGAAGGAGGTGATCCCGACCAACTTCCTCTTCTCCCTCTTCAAGGGCATCTGCTGCAGGGCCTGCGTCCCCTTCCAGATCGACGAGAAGAGCTGCAGGCTCGAGGAGCTCCCCAAGGTCGGGGCCTGGCACGAGTCGATGATGAACGCCGTGTTGAACCTCACGTCCGCGATGGACGACTTCTTGCTCTCCCTCGACTAGATGTTGGTGCTGGTGT